CCACGGGAGCTTAAAGATGTGAACGAGTTATTAACAGCTGGCTGGATTGAAGGTGATCCAATTATTAATTCAACTATACATGTGTTGCACATCAACAACACAAAAGAAGTTGTAAAAAATGTGTATAAAAAGTTGTTGGGAGAGTGGGAAGCAAAGGGACTGAAATGTCTCAACAAACTTAGATGTAAAACATATGAAGATAAGAAAAAAGATCCCAACTTTATGTACAATAAAGCGCGTAAACAAGTTCTGTATCAAATGAAAAAGTCTGGAAAGATGCCGAAACCTTCTACAACTGATAAGTACCAACTTAAAGATGAAGAGATTAAAGAATGTATGGGTCGTAAAGGAATTATCTACAAGATCACAAGCCCTTCGGGGAAGGTCTATATGGGACAGACCATAAAAAAATTTAATGACAGAATTAGTCAACATAAATCTGAACATTCAAATTGTACGTTAGTAAAGAGGGCTATAGATAAATACAAAGAGCAAATGAAATATGAAATCATCGAGGATAATGTTCCCCAAGAACAACTTAATGAGAGAGAAATATACTGGATAAAGGAGTTAAATTCTCTCGCACCAAATGGGTATAATTGTAATAGTGGTGGAGACACTCAACACAATATATCCCAGGAAATACGAGATAAGTTGCGAGATCGTGTGAATAAAGCAAAAATTGAGAGAGATGGATATTTGGGTGATGTACAACAAACGGGTAACGTGTTTTATCCAAGGGTTAGATCCAATGGTAAGAAAATTTATCTCTCAAATGGATCATTTCACACAAGAGAACAAGCTATAGAAGTTCTGAAAGAATATACAAAAGATCCAGAGAACTTTACAAAAGTTGATGGCACGGTTCAACGAAGTATTGGGTGTGTATGTAAAGATGGTAATAAGTGGAAACTTAGTTATAAATCTAAGTATTTAGGATCTTACGAAACAGAGGAAGAGGCTCGTAAGACTCTTGAAATATATATAAAAGATCCCATAAACTTTGTAAAACCTATAAAACCAGTGACAAATCTTGGGTGTGTATACCGTAATGGACCCAGTTGGGGTCTTACTTATAAGGGTAAGTATTTAGGAACTTACCCCACACAAGAAGAAGCCGAAGAAGCTCGTAAAGCCCTTCAATCTTCATTATACACATCCTCATCGGAAATGGGTTGAATTTCACATTTAGGTGGTTCAACTTCCTTCGTTTTACGTGGTCTTTTTACTTTATCTTTGGGCATAGGCAACTCATCCAGATGTTCCCTATAGTAGAGAACCTTATCCCAGAACTCTTTCATGACAGGTAAGTAGGTCTTGAACCACTCTCTATCACGAGGAACAATTGTCACATCAAACACGGCTTCTTTTGGCCAAGAAATTTCAATTGGTTGATATTGCACAAAAAAACAGCTTTCTAAATCCATAATTTCCATACAAACTTGGACTTGTGCTTGATAATGAAGTGGGACTTCTCCCGGGATGATCTTTCGATTCATGGGGCATTTAATTTCAACTAAACAGTTTGTATCTGTAAGTCCATCGGGTGATCCACCCAACCATGGATATTTTTCGTGTGGGATTAAACCCAGTTCATGTACCTTTTCTCCGTATTGCTCTTCAAACATTTTGATTGCTATTGGTTCTTGTTGAGTGCCCCATTCGGTTGCCGCATTCCCAGTAAATTTTTCACCCACACCACATTTTTTGAAGAGAAGATCTTCAGGAGTTTGATATTTGTTTGTACCGATCGCCGAAGCCACATCGCTTGCTGTAAGCATTTTTCCGCGCATTTTAAGCCACGCTTCTGATCGCTGCTCATCGTACTCCCTATCAAGTAACCTTTTGACGTTTGGATGCATGTTGAACTAATGGAGTTTATAGTTTTTAAGTTGCTCAAAGAATGCTCGAGCAGCGAGTTGTTCAGCTTGTTTTTTACTTTTAGCCTCCCCTCTCCCCCCAAACTGGTTATTAATATAGGCATCTATGTAAAACATACCATCCTGTTGTCCGGCTATACGATATTCTGGAAGTGGAAAGTTCATAATTTGGGAGTAGCGCATGAGATGATCTTTGAAGTTATCATCAATCATGATGGCATCCAAGTTAATGTACTCTGGATTTGTATAAATCCGTAGAACAAACTCTTTAGCGTGAAGAAGACCCAAATCCATGTAGATGGCACCGACGAGGGCTTCAAAAACATCTTCCAAAATCTTTGGGTTATTGTTCCACCCATTACGCATCCCCTTCTCATCCATGACAACCATATCGTTGAGACCCATCTTAAGCGCGATATTGGCGAGAGTTTCACTGCGAACGAGTTTTGTACGAGCTTTGGTGAGGAAACCTTCTTGGCGACATTCATACCGGTCGAACAAGAACTTTGTGATGATAAAACCGAGAACTGAGTCACCCATAAATTCGAGAGTCTCAAACGATTCAGAACATTCCTCATATTCTTTGATTGCGGATTTGTGTGTAAATGCCTTTTGGTACAAAGATAGGTTCTTAATCTTTGTACCAACAAGTTTTTCAATCTGGGATTGTTCAATTAACATGTTGCCCTTTGTATTAGAAAGTGTTATTTTTTTAAGCCGTCTTCACGTAGTGTGGGGACAAGTACTTTTGAAGGTTGAGGTAGGTGACTTGGACACCAGCTGGTGGTGCGAGGAGGTCACGGAGAACGTCGTCCAAAATGAGCTGACGACCGTTTTCTGGGTGCTTGAGACCTCTTTCCGTGATGTACCGAGTAATGAACTTGGTGACTTCAGAGCGAGAGATGAATTCATCATCGGCGAGTCCCAAGAATGCGCGCAACTTAGGCGACACTTCTTGCTTTCGGTTGAAACCATTATTCGTTGCACGAGCCTTAGCCTTTTCGCCATCTGGGTCTTCCTGCGTAGACTTGATCTTACGAACAATCTTCGTGAGAATCTTAACTTCGGCGCGGAGAGCAGCAATTTCAGTTTCAATAGTTTCAAGAGACATCTTATATCAGTACTACCACCTAAATCTTTAAGTTATGATAAGTACAACAATAGAAACGCAATCGTGACCAATAATAAAAATGTATAATTTCTTTGATTGTAAACAAATATTTTTTCAATAACTGGGCGTTCGACAACTCGAAAAGGTTCACGAGGTTCTATTTTGGGAGTTTGCCCAGGGCATCCATCATCGCAACAGTCTGCTGGACACGGTGAGACATATGGACCTTTTCGTGCGCCACAGAACTGGTTCTTTCGTGGGTCACCAGCATCAGAGTATGCATAACATCTACATTCATCGATTACACTGCAGACCATTTATTATGTAGCAATATAATAATGGACACCGAAATTTATTCAGAAGCGGTCATTAACCGATTCTTGAAAAAAAATTTATTCTTCAATGACCAAATACTTGAAAAGTATTATGAAGATGGTAACTTGTCGGCATTCAGGAAGAGAGTATCTAGACTTCACAAACAATCGAGCTTTGAAAAGATGGTCTATGCGTACGTCACCGACACCATTCGTGATGTTATTTTCAAGACAATTGGGGAGCTTTCGGAGTTCACCAAGTCTATGGGGGACCTCATTATTTCAGGTGGTGAAGCATTCAACATGTATCTCGATCGAAATGATCGGCTCATCGCGAGTGATATAGATACAAAGTTCATTCCCCGAGTCAAATATAACGATAAATATTTTGGTAAACTTCAAGCGATTAAGTTAATCCTATGGAATAAGTTGGGGGAGACGGCAAAAAAGATAAATATGAAGGTCAAGCAACGTCTCTCGAGACCAAACAAAATCGCGAGGTTCATAGGGTTAGGCTTTTCTGAAACTGGACCTTATGTGACTAGACGGTATACTCTCATCAAGAAGAAGAAATCTGGGTCTGGGAGTGAAGTTACACCCAGTGATGTCTTCATTGATGTTGAATTATTTGCCCTTGACCTCAATGTACGTTACTTTTCAATTGAGAAAGGTGCGATAACTCAAGAAGTCCTGGGGGGTATCTTGG